TATCAGAGTATTTTCACCTCGCTCAACATAATATCTCACAATCGAGTATATCATCAGAGACTTACCTGAAGCAGTTGGGGATATCAACAACTTTCTATTATGTCTTAAAGCGTCGTATACTCCCTCAATTTGATAATCACGGGGAGCATACTTACTAATTGATGTTATATAATCTTTGACACCCTCATATGAGATGTGCTCATTGACTTCAAATGGTGTGCCATAATATTCGTTGTCTACAAATGAATAACTATATTCGTGATCTTTACAAAATTTCTGTATCTTATCTAAAAGTCCAACATATATCTGCCCATTATTTACATTAAAGAGTCGAATCTTTCCATCCCAGTATCTTTTGCGATACTGTGGCATAAACTTAGCCCCCGGTAGTTCAAATGTAAACTGGTCTGACAGTTCATAGAACACATGAGGATCTGAGTCTATCTGAAGATAAACTTCATTCTTCTTCAATATTGTCAAATGAGACATGACTATAGGAATCACCTATAGTTATTTATTACTCCTTTCTCTGAGTGAAATTGATACCCTCCATATGATCAAACTCATGTAAAAAGACTCTTGCAGGAAATCCATCTAATTTTACTTTATGATCAACTTTATTTTCATCTTCATACCTTACAACAATTTTTTCTGGCCTTAAAATATTAAAAGATTCGTCAGGAAAAGATAAACATCCCTCTTCACACCAAACCTTTTTATCATATGTCTTGACGATTCTTGGGTTAAAACATGTGATTGTTTCTTCTGTTTCCATATCGATCATCATTATAAACACTCTTTCATTGATACCAATCTGATTCGCGGACAAACCAACCCCTTCATGATGAATCATATTTTCACGAAGTATTTTACTCATCTCCACACGATCTAAGTCGTAACTACATTTTGTTACCTTTTCATGTAGTATCGGATGAGTATTGGGTGTTAGTTGTAATATCATTAGAATCCTGATTGAAATCTCTGCCACTCGATGGCATTTTTGATCTGATATGTGCGACCTGATATATTTCTGATTATCTCCTCAAGAAATTTGAGTGTGACATCATAATACCTTATCTTCATATCAACCTGACTCATTTTCTCATCTGCATCCAAATATCTTTGAATTGCATCTTTTTCTCTAACCTTAAAACTAAAAGGTTCTTCAACATAAACCTCTGCAGGTGCTTTGCCAGTATAGTAATTATGCCTATCAAGTTTGACTTTACTATATTGTTCTCTTGCTTTTTCACGCAGTAGTGTAATTGTATTGTAGATTGTATAATACTTTGCGTGTAATTGAGGTATTTTTAATGACTCATCATGTAGGTTATCAGGGTCAATGACAGCATCACGCTCCCACATTTCCTGAATTTTGTCAAGGTTCATAAAAGATTGCCAGATGTATCAACTATATTATACACAGTATAGCGGAAAGATGCACTTGCTGTAAAGTAGTTGATATCTGTTTCTGTTGCATCGAAGTTTAAAGAGGTAATTGATACTGGAAATAAGTTCTTAAATTTAACAATTGCCACATCACGAAGGTTACTGCTCAAGATATGAAGTCCACCATCACAAAACTGCTCCTCTAGGTCACGAATACCATCTGTATCGGTTGTCTTTTTAATAAACTGTTGTGGTGTTTCGGGAAATCCAAGTCCTGTCAACCAATTATGTACTGACATGTAGTTCTCCATGTTCTCATCAACAAGAAAACGAATGTCCAAATCACCATAAGTTAGTTTCTCACCGGGAACATCTATATTCTTTAAGTAAGATGGTTGTTGATATGTTCCTAAGTTTATCTCTGGTATTGATGCAGAGTTGCAGAAGAAATCAATCTTTGGAAATTTTGCAAGAGAAAACTTGAACCCAACTGGTGAGAGAAAATTACGATTACCAATTTGTCCGGCAAGTGCACCGCGAGATGATGAAGTCATTTTTTAGTTTTCTTTTTCATTGAATTAATAAATTTGCGATAAATTGCTGCTTCTGCAGTTTTACCCATCACCCGTGCTCTCTGCTCCATTGCGATGGCTGCCTGAATCTTGTGAGCATGGCCTCGATTTGATTTTCTAATTTTCGCAACACTGGATCTTGCTGTTGATTCATCTTTGAATCCAAGTCCATGAATTGTTCCTTTTGGATCTTCATCTGTATATAAGTCTGAATGTTTTTTAGATTTTGCTGGTTGTCCCTTCTTTCTTGGGATTCTTGGATTAGAAGACTCTAAAAACTGTTGAAGTGTTTTCATTCACCTCCACCTCCTCCATTGCCTCCACCACCATTACCACCACCGTTTCCACCACCATTTCCACCGTTTCCGTTACCGCCATTGCCACCATTGCCATTTCCGTTACCATTACCATTTCCGTTACCATTACCACTATCTGAGCGATTATCTCCACCACGATAATACCTCCCACCAAAACTAGGATAATACTTATATCGTTTTGTTGGAACGCAACTCTTTAGTTTTGAATCGAATCTGTATCCTTTAGGGCACTTTGCTGATTGTGCCTCATCCAGAAACTGGTCTAGATTTTTCATTAGTCATTAAGAATCATGTAGTACCATTCTTCACTCATACCACCAATAATGGTATCGGCATCAGTTTTATTTACAGCATAGTTTTCTGTAACAAGGTAGTCTACAATCTTTTCGTAAGCTTTATGTGCTTCTTTTAATTCTCTAGGTGATGGTTTCATGGCACTATTAGTTTTAAGTATTTAGTTATTCAGTAACGACAGTAAATCCTTCCCAACCACCGTTCTTCCCATCTGTGTTTGTAGTTAGATATGTTGGATTATTTGTGTACTGTTTTCTTTCACTGTATGTGTCAGACCATCTTTTATCACCCATGTAGTAAACATCTACAGATGAATTAAGTTGACTTGGTTTCTTGATGTGATAAGGCATCGTTCTTCAATTGATTTTTAACTTTTTTTGCGTACATAATCTCCCCTTTCGAGTATAAAAATGGATTCTTTTTTGCTCGTTTAAGGATTAATTTGGTTGCTTTTCTATCATTCATATAGGTATTTATACGAAGACAAAAAAAGAGGAGGTCTCCCTCCTCTTCTCTTAAACCTTTAGTGCATTATGCAAATACCTCTCTACAAATGCGTTTACATGTATTTTGATTATCATCACACTCGATCAAACACTCGTAGTATTCCTCGACTAAATCGTTCCTAGATTCATATTTGGAGCTAGACAACTGATTGTATGAAATTAAATTGTGCATTACCTGACCTCTGATGACTACTTTCCTACCCATAACAAAAGGGGTTTTTAGTGCATTGTTCTCTCCGCAATGACAAAATTATTTATGCAAATTAGGTCTGTATTCACTGATACTTAGTAACAAAAATTTATGCCTACGAGTTTATACCTACTGATTCTTTTGAAGTCTCTCTACAACAGTTGATGCTTGCATTGGTGCGACATCATTTAGTCCATTTGCATCAAACCAAGGTGCATCTTCCCAACTAAATCCTTCTCCAAATGTATTATCAGGTGCGACAACATACCAATGACACTTTGCATCTGGTATATCTACAGCACAAACTGCCCAATCATCTGCCCACTGGGGCACTTGCACATACATCACTGGTAAATGATTTGCATGTGCCGGTGAAGCCGCAAATGTGATTATGAATAAAACTAGACTTATGAAAATTCTAGGAATATACCTTACCGATATAGGACGCTTGTATGCCTCCATAACATCGTGGTAATTCAGGTGATTCACTTTTTCTCTCCTTTTCTAGGGTTATTTAGATTCCAAGTATTAATATTAAAAACATCTAGATATACCCATTTAGCATAATGAACACCTCTATAACACAGGAGAGCAAAGACCCTCTCTGGATTATGGATATCTTCATCATATTCTGGAACTTCTGGTCGTTCCCAATTTACATTGATGTGTAACATTTGTCTTTACCTCCTGTAACAATTATTTATTGTTAGGAGATCTTGACATAAAAAAAAGACCCCCGAAGGAGTCTTTTGAAGAAATATAAGCGTCTTGCTTACATTAGGTTTTGAACTTTAACTCTTCTGTAGTAACGGTTAGCGTTAACAGAAAGTCTACCAAGACCTTGAGTTGTTCCTTCAGCAAATGGGTTAGCAACCATACCATATCTGGTTTTGAAACCAATTTTTGGTTGGAATGTATCCTGACCAACTGCTCTAACCATCTGAAGTGGTACATATGGGCAGTAGAATAGTCCTGCATCGTAAGGTGAAGAACCTTTGTATCCTACAACATAGTACTGATCAGCAGCTAAGTTTGCAGCAAATGGGTCAATGTACACTCTGTACTTACCTTGAAGTATACCAGCAAATGTATTGCCTGTATCATCAACATTAAGGTTAGCATTAAGTGCTGGAGTGTAATCTAGAACTCCTGCCATTGTGAGTGCAGATGCAACATCAGCAGAGCAGAGGATCATGTTACCCTTTCCACGACGAGTTCTTTGTGCTATAGCGTTAGCATCTCTCTCGATTTGGAAGATAAGTCCTTTGAACTTCTCAACTGACCAACGACCGTTGCTATCAGTATCTAAGTCGAACGCACCGGCAGTTGCCACATTAGTCTGTGCTCCAGACTCAGCAACCTTATAGATTGTTCTAATAACTTCTCTGTTGATTTCAGCAAGTATCTCTGTTGAAAGGATATTTGCTAGTTCTGCTTCAGCATTCAATCCATGAATTGCCTTAAGATCTTGAGCAAGTTCTAAACTGTACTCTGCCTTTAGTGCTCTGGATTTCGCTGTAACGGTGACTTTCTCGATTGAGAATGCCATCTCGTTGAACAGTTGACCTGATTCACCTAGTGCTTCAGCGTCTTCTGTATCCATACCACGACCAACTGGGTATGTTGCTGCACCTTGACCACTTTCAGGGTTTAAGGCAGCAGGGTTTGATGCTTGTACACCACCTGTTGTACCGAAACCAACTGTTGCGCCAGTTGTAGCACCTTCATTCTGTGTGTAACCAGCAGATATATCTGCGCCACCGTCAGGATGCTGAGATGAGAACGCTGTGTCTGGTTCGTTGAATAGTGCTTCAGCTCCACTTTGGTTAGTGAATCTGGATCTCATTGCGAAAATAAGTCCTGTTGGGCCGCTCATTGGTTGTACACCAGCTAGGTCATATGCGACCAAGTTTGGCATAGAACGACGGATAAGACTTATGAGTACTGGGTCGAAACCAGCAACTGGGCCGGCAGCTGTTGCGCCAGCAGAGAAACCAGCAGTTGCACCAGATGAACCGGTTGTTACTGTAGGTTGCTCAGATAAGAATTCACGCTCTTCGCGTTGTGTTTGCTCTTGGTTCTCTAAAAGAACTGCTGTGACCATTCTTCTATGGTTGTCTTTGATTGGATCTAGTCCATCATAGTCTAGAAGCGGGGCCCACTTTTCTACAAGAGCTTCCTGATTAATAGGGGCTTGCATTTAAGAGTTACCTTTTTTTAAGTTTGTTTGAATGTATAATGTAAAAATCACTTTTTAGACACACGGTTTAATGTCTGAAGATATGCTTCCATTGAACTGGATATATCCTGATAGGTTGGAGTGTTTGTCTCTTCAGATAAATTCTCCGACTTGTCTCTTTGAGATCCAGCATTACTTGGGAAATAAGATTCCTTAAGTGTTACTAGTTTCTCACGATAGTCTGACTCACTTTCAAACTCAACTTTTTCTACAAGGGTTGCAAGTTTTTCCTTCTGTGTTGATGCTAATCCTTCGGTTACTTCACCAAAGACTACATCTGCAGAGGACTCGGCTAATCTCCTGTTTAGAGCAACATTCTTTTCGATTTGCTCATTGAGTTTACCTTCCATTTCATCAAGTTTATCTACCATGCTTTCTAGCACATCATATTTTTCTTCAGGGATTGTTACATAATGTTCTTCAAAAAGACTTCT